TGATACTTACCTTTTATTAATTGCATAATATTTATTACTCCGTGTTTGTTGTTAGCTAAGCTTACTAATTATAATAGGTCATTCCTAGTAATAAATACAAGTAACTGTAAATAGATAGTATAATGAGACGGGCGCACTACCTGGAAATTAACTATAAGTATAATAAATACAACGACTTAGGAAGTTAAAGTGATATGAAATCGGCGGGCGATTATATTATAAGGAGTTAAATGTGCGGGCAAATAACACGGGTCAACCACCCCCCCCATGCACGCGCGCGCAGATCGGTAGGGTATGTATTATACTCTCCAGATATTTTTTCTGACCTAGAAAGTTTTTTTTATACTTGCTATTGATGGAACTATAACTGTATGTTTTCGTTATAGTTATATGCCGAAGAAAACTAAAACCGAAGTAATTAAGCAAGCTACGAAAAAAGTACAGGATAATCCCTATTTAAAGGACTTTCTGAAAGAATACGAAGAAGAAACTGGCTTAAAAACTAGGTTTACAGCAAAAAAAGATAAGTTTTTATCTTACTTGGTGTCGCATAATGGGTTTATTTCCCATGCAGCAAAAGAAATGGGTTTCTTTCCAGCTTCAGTACGATTCGCAATGAAAGGTGACCCTGCGTTTGCGCAAGCGGTTCAATCTATAAGAGAAGGATTTGTAGCTGAACGATTGGATGGACTCGAAAAAACTTCTTTTGAGCAAGCAGCCAAGCCTGGTAATATTACAGAACGTATCTTTCAATTAAAGGCGCATGATCCCGCCAAGTATCGTGATCGGGTCAACCAACAAAATACACAAGTAAATGTAGTGGTATCAGGCACATCGCCAAAGGATAGAGCAAGCGTATTAAAGAAGATGAAATTGAGCTAACTCGCGAAGAGCGGGAATCAATAAAAGATAACATCTTTATGACTCCTAGAGACATATATTGTATGTTTTTGCGTACTTCATTTGGCTTATCGCCTAAAACCGCAGAAGAGGCAACTAATTTTGCGTTAGATTTGTTTGAGTTAGATAAAAATGGTAAACTTCCACTAGATTGGGAATTATTTTATAGGTCACAGGCTTAATGGATGTAAATATATCCTATAGAGACGGGGAAGGAAATATAACTGCCCCATTAGATCATCAAGAAGAATTTCATTTGTTTACTGGTTGGAGTAAACATCAAGTATTGGCAGGCTCATTAGGTACGGGTAAAACTGAAGCTATGTGTATGGAGGCAATTCACCAAAGTGCTGCATTTCAAGGTAATATGGGTTTAATGGGCAGAAAAGTATTGGATTCGTTTAAGAAATCAACTTTAATACAGTTGCTCGATCTTGGTCAGGGATTTATTCAAAAACATCGCGCCCAAGATAGAGAAATTATCTTTAAAAACCGCTCTAAAATAGTTTATATGGCATTAGATGACTCCCGTGACTCTATTCAGCGTATCAAATCTATGAATTTAGGTTGGTTTGCGTTTGACCAAATTGAAGAAATGACCGAAGCTACATTTATTGCTGCCGCGGGACAAATGCGTAGAAAAAACGCCATGAGATGTAGTTTTCATACCTCAAATCCAGCGGGTCACGATTGGGTATGGAAGAGATGGAAGAAGGATAAGGAAAAACAGAACAAGAAAAAAGGTGATTATCGTTTAATTGAGACGATGACATGGCAACCAGATGCACCGCCTCCTGAAACAGACGAAGAAGTAAAATTATATTCCGACAATCCTCACTTACCAGCAGACTATATTAAGCACCTACTCTCCATGCCAGAACAATGGGTCAACAGATACGTTTACTGTAGTTGGGACGATTTTGCAGGACTTGTATATCCAGAATTTAAAGAAGAAACGCACTCTGTAAAGCCATTTGAAATACCTAAATGGTGGAATCACTATATTGTTTATGACTATGGGTATCGTAATCCTACTTCTATTTTATTTGCCGCAGCAGATGACGAAGGAACGATCTATGTATATGATTTAATTTATGTTAGCGAGCATACGATAGAAATGATTGTGCCAAAAGTAGAGCGTAGATTAAAACAAGGAATTAATTATACATTCTTGGCTGATCCATCTATTGTTAGAACAGAAAGAGATGGAAATAGTGTCGCAGACGAGTGGTATGAGTATGGAATTGAGTGGGAAAAAGCAAAGAATGATAAGCGTGCAGGATTTGAACGTGTATCTGCATATTTAAAACTAGATGAGAACAATAAGTCTAAGTTGTTGTTTTTTAAGACATTAAATATGAAACCTTTGGTAGAAGAGATCGTTGACTATAAGTGGAAGGAGCTTAAACATGGTTTTGAAAGTCGTAATTTACCAGAAGAACCTGTGAAGAAAAATGACCACGCAATGGATTGTCTTAGATATTTAGTTCACTACGTTGAAGATAGTGATTCGCCTACAGAGCAAAGCGATGACTATGGTTTATGGGGTATTTTTGGGAAATCTAAAAAGAACAGTTGGATGAGTGCATGAATATAAAAGAGTTACATGAAGTTTTTGATGCTATGGTTATTAATGATTCAGATTGGTATAGTGCTGCAGAAGAATCAATGCGATTTTATACAGGTGGGTTTGGTACAGGGCAATGGGAGACAGAAGATTTACAGACATTGCAAGCAGAAGGAAGACCTCCACTACAGCTTAATATTATTTTACCCAAAGTAAATTTAGTTACAGGCGTAGAGCGACAAGGGCGTTCTTCTTGGAAAGCAAGACCCGTAGAATCAGATGATGAGAATGAAGCAATGCTTTCTACCTCTCTTTTATACCATTTAGATCGTAACAGAAAGTTACAAAGCTTGTTCAGCAGGGTATTTAAGGATGGAGTAATTACAGGGCGCGGTTGGATTGATGTTTGTGTAGAGCCAGGTAAGTTTTATGATGGGGAAATAAGCATTAAACGTGAATCATGGGCAAATGTGCATATTGATCCAGAGGCAAGGACTCAAGATACAAACGAATGGAATTATTTAGCAAGAAGCAAGTACCTTACTCTTAATCAAATGAAACAAATGTTTCCTGAGACATCCAAAGATATTCGTTCTGTAGAGGATTATCTCTCTATGCCTCAAACTGTGAACCAAGAAATGGGTTCTTATTATAGAAATGCAGAGCCAATAAGCTCCGCACATCATTTAGATGAAATAGAGCAAAAGATTCGTGTTGTAGAAATGTGGAATAGGGAGTATGAGCGTGAATATTACATTATTAATAAAGCTACTGGGCGTATATCACAAAATGGCTTTAAAAATAAAAACGCTGCTGGAGAACAAATTAGAGACTTACAAGCTATGGAAGATGCAGCGCAAGCTAAAGTAAAAACAGAGTTTGGAGTTATTAGTCGTGTAGTTCCTAAAACATATTTAACCATTACTGCTGGGATGCATACACTACAAGAAAAGAAAGCGAACCCTTATATGCATAATGAATTTCCAATCGTACCTTATTTTTATCATTTTGAAGATATGGGTGATTATGTAGAGACATTTGGTCTAGTCGAAAATATGAAAGACCCACAAAGGGAAAAAGATAAACGCAGATCGCAGATGTTAGATATTATTAATCGTTCTCCTAGAGGTGGAGGAATATTTGCGGGGAATAAAGTATCTCAAGAAGAAATGAATGAAGCATCTACTACAGGACGTTGGATTGGTATACCTGGATTCAAAGGTCGTGTAAGCGACTTCATGCAACAATGGTCAAACTCACATTTATCTTTGGTTGGTAGCATTGCAGCTATGGAGCAGAAGGCAGAGATGGATGCGAAAGAGATTAGTGGTGCTACCGACCCCATGATGGGTATTGCTACTTCTACAAAAGAAAGTGGTATTGCAGCTCAAACAAGAATTAGACAAGGTATGTTGACATTGCAAGAGCAAATGGAAAACTTGGACTTTACCAAGTCAACTGTATTGATGCAGGCTATTAAAAATATGCAACAGTTTTATACCGCAGATAAAATTAAAAGAATTATTGGTGCTGAAACAGAGAAAGCAGAATCCCCTGAAGAAGCACAAGTAATAGAAGAAACCATTAATCGTTTTTTAACTAACTTTGAAAAGTTTGAATTTGATATTGTCTTAGACAAAGGTGAAAATTCAGCTACCATGCGTGCAGCGAAAGCACAGCAAGTAGGAGAGTTAGTACGAAATGGATTCGCAAGTTTATTCCCTCTCTATGTAGAGCTTTCTGATATGGAAGCGGGTAGGGATATACTAGAAAAATTTGAAGAGGAACGATCCGCACAGATGCAAGCGCAGCAAAGGCAAATGCCGAATAATACGGGTAAATCGTAACTCATAATAACAACCCCCTAACGAAAGGACAAGGTACAATGGAAGAACAAACGAACTACATAGACGAAGCCAAGGAAATTGCAGGCACAGCAAGTGAAGAAGTTTCCCCTGAATCCAATGTAAGTGAGCAGACAGCAGAGACACCTGCGGTAGAACCACAATCATTCAAAGTCGGAGAGAAGGAATTTACTTCGGTGGATGAATTGGTTGAGTATGCTTCTACAACAGACAAGTCGTATAGAAATCTTCGTGAACTCAATGGAAGACAAACTAATGAACTTGGTGAGTTAAGAAAATCCCTTGATGAGATTAAGATGAACGTAGCTCCAAAAGAGCCAGAAGTAGAACTACCAGAGTATGATCCCTATGACATTAATTCGGTCTTACCACATATCTCAAAACAAATAGAAAGTAAATTCGCAGAAGAGCGAAAAGTACAAGAAAGGGAGATAGCTGCAAGAAAAACGAAAAATGCTCAACAGGAAATGATTGATAGTTTTATTAAAAAACATCCTAATCTAAATAACGAAGAACTAACAGCAGTTGCAAAGTTTGGCGATGAGCGTGGTATTGCATTAATAAATGATGCGTATACGCTTATGACATTTGAACAGCAGAAGTCTCAAGCAAAAACGGAAGGTGTCAAACAAGTGACAGATAAACTCACGCAAGCAGATCAAGTGCCAACAACACTTTCAAATGCTACGGGTGGGAATAAAACTCAAATTGATTTTGACTCTATTTCTCAGGCAGACTGGAATAGTTTACCAGAGGATGTCCGTATGCGTGCTTTAGAACAAACATCTGCAGGTTAATTAATCAATTAAAATAAGGAGGATAAGGTGGCAGTAGACCAAGCTTATTCAGATAGCTTTTTATCATCTAAGGGGCAGCTAAGTGTTCCTCAAGGATATATGTCAGCTATATTAGATACTGCATCAGTAAATATTGGTGCAGGTGACCAATGGGAAGCTTTAAGTATTCCTGCTGGTACATTAGTAACAGAAGTAGGACTTTTAATAATGACTGCAGAAGGTGCAACAATGACCATAGACGTAGGATCAGAAGACCCTGATGGCTTCTTAGATGGTGTGAATGGTAATGTAGAAAGTGCAGTTTATAATAGTCTTGAAGATGGCTCAGCAGCATTAGCGGGTGGACAGTATTTTCCTACCGCTGATACGATTGATGTCAAATTTGTAAACGCAGCTGATACAGCCAAAGTAATGATATTCTGTCGTTACGTTGAAAGTAAAGACCTATAAGGAGGTATGAACTATGGCAAATGAATGGGCATCAGGTTTAAACGTATCAAGATGGGCAAAACAACTTGCTTATGAAGTTGGAAAAGAGATTTATTTTTCTAAGTTTATGGGAAAAGACTTTAGCTCAATGATCGTTGAAAAATCAATGGAAGAAGGCAAAGGTAAAGATATTACTTTTGGTCTTGTAGGGTTAACAGGTACAGTAGTCACAGGTGATTCTTCTTTAGAAGGTAATGAAGATGGATTATCAAGTTATTCGCAAACTGTTGCAACATCTCAAAGAAGATTTGGCGTAACAAATGCAGGTAACTTTGATAATAGTAAAGTTCTTTATGACTTTCGTCAAGAAGCTATGTCACAATTAAAAAGAGTATATGCTGAAGATCACGATGCACAAGTATTCTCTTCTTTAACAAAAACAACTGGTGCTGGAGCATACTTAAGAGCAGACAATGGAGCAAATACTTCTGTATATGCTGCAACTGATCCAAAAGCAGCTCTTGCAGCAGCCGATTTAGCAATCGCTGGTGATATTTCTAAGTTAAAAAGAATGGCTCTACTAGGTACAACTCAGAGCTATAAGATGAAGCCAATTCGTGTTGAAGGTAAAGACTACTTTGTTCTTTTACTTCATCCAGAAGCAGCTTATGACTTAACTCAGCAAGACACATGGCGCAATGCACAATTAAATGCAAATATTCGCGGAAAAGATAATCCAATTTTTTCTGGCGCATTAGGTGTATATGATGGTGTTATTGTCCATGAACATGAAGGGATTACTACTGCCTCAGATGGTGGTGGTGCTTCTGTACACTATGCTCGTAACTTATTTTTAGGTGCGGGTGCAGGTTGTATGGGTACAGTAGGAGATATGACTTGGGTTGAAAAATCATTTGATTATGGTAATAAACTCGGAGTTGCTGCAGGGAAAATCTACGGAGTAGATATGACCTCGTTTAACAGTAAGGATTATGCTGTTATTCAGTATATCTCAACTGCAACTAATCTCTAATCAGTAACTAACTCAGGGGCGGGTTTCGGCTCGCCCCGCTTTAGGATATTATGACTTTAACAGAAATAAGAACAGAAATTAGAAATATTACAGGGGTAGATGATACCTCTGTTGTTACAGATTCAGTATTAACTGATTTAATTAATAAAGGTCAAAACCTATTAGCAGATGAAGCTAATCTTTTTTATGGATATGCTACCTCTAATACAACCGCTTCTAATGGAGTTGTACGATTAACTTATGCATTATTTAACGGGAATGGTGTAACAGATTTAGATATATGGGAAGTATATGAAAATTCTAATCCAGGAGGAGGTTCAGCAATTCCTAACTTAATTCGTATTTATAGAGCGGATTTAGATGACGAGAAAATGACTCGTATTGGTATGGATCAAATACACAACATATCTAGCGACAATGCATCTTTAAATATGCCTAGCGCATATGGATATTATATTGATGATATTAATATTGGTATTTTTCCTAGACCCCCTTTAGGTAAAAAAATTAAATTGTATTATTATCACTTGCCTACAGCATTATCTAGCAATGGAGATATTCCTATGTTAGACTCAAGATACCATGAATGTTTAGTATACTATGGATCATGGAAGGTCGCAGAAAGATTAAGAGATATAAATTTAATTCCTTATTTTAAAAATGAATGGAACGAATGGAAGGGAAAAATAATTTTAGATCGTCAGCGTAGAGCAGGTGAGCCAAAATTTAATATCAATTACAAGGACTTTTAATGCCTCGTTTGCAAATAAGAAATTTTTCAGGTGGGTTAGTAACCAATCAATCTGATTTTGATATATCTGAAAATCAATATACTGCATTTACAAAAGTTCTTAACAAAAAGCCTGGAAGACTAGAGCGACCAAAAGGTGAGCAAATTGTAAGTTCTTCAAGTGCTGCTACCGATGTACAAACAGAATTAGTTGTATACAGAACGGAAAAAAATGCAAGTGATGCAGATACATCTACTACATGGTGGGTCTATGGTAATGGTACAGTTCTCAAAAGACAAGATACTTCTACAGGAACAGGTGGATCATTTAGTAATATTACTACAAGTTGGTCTTCTTCTCCTATCTATGATTTTTTAGTGCATAATCAAGTATTGCGTATTTCAGATGGTAGTTTTTCTAATACTACAAAATGGTTTGGACATATTAAAAGAAATGTGTTAGGAAAAACAGATGAATCTTCTTATACAACTGGATATGCATTTAAGAAACCGCCTATGCAAGCAGTAATTAATGATTGGAAAATTACGGATACACAATTAACACCTCCTACTGTTGTTAGAATGGGATATAGTTGGGATCAAGATGATGATATTAACGCTGCTAATGAAGTAGGTTTATATCTTACGTTCCCTGATGCTGCAAGCGATCAAGATGAAATTTTAATTCCTGATTTAACAGATGTTACATTTAAAACACATGATCGCTATACTGTTACTTTTATTTATGACTATGTTCAAGAATCTGCGTTAGCAAGAGATAGTAATGGAAACATTGGAATTGAATCAAGAAAAGCAGTACAAAACTCAGGGAAAACTTGTCCTGGTATACAAGTAGTATTGCATACAGGATCATCATTGGCAGATTTAAATCCAAGAATTACTGGAATTAACATTTATTGGAATCCTGAAGATGATGTAGATTGGTATCTTGTAGATACATTAGATATAGATAATGGGTTTAAAGATAGTCCTCTATCAGAATATTCTAATCAAGATG